AAGAAATCATTCTCTAAATACTCAATACGTTCTAGTAACTCGTATTTCTTCTTGATTCGTTTCTTCATTGCGCACCTCCTCGATCAATGTAAATGGCTAAAATAATTAGGATCAATCCAGTTGATATAAATCCAACCACTGGATTGACTAAAAATAGACCGTAAATTAAAAACCCTATGCCGATCAGCAATAGGATTGTATGTATATATTTCAGTAAGATCAAAATAGGCTACCTCCTCCCAATATTTTCTCGTTCGTCCAGTAACCAGACCCGTCAAATGGTTCAAGGTAGCATACCGCATAAGCATCTAATAGGGCATCTAGTGGGTCGATCTTGTTGCTATTCTTATCTTTATCAATACGCATACCGTTATTATCAACCTTAACACGCGCATTATTGATAGCCATAGTTAGTAACTGATTTCCAGCGTGCTTGATAGTACCTTTCAAGACTTCATCACGTAGCTGTCTGGTTGGCATATTCAAGACCATTGTGTTTTGTCTGACTTCGATTAGTGGCCATTCTGGATGTCGTTTCTCGATCATTGCAATTAATGAGCTGAACTGGTATGGGTCAAAGCATATCGCTTGTAATTCCCATTCGTTCATATAGATCATCTCTTCCAATTTCTCAAGGACACGTTCATCATCAATCACACCACTTTCGAGTGTAGTAATTTCACATTCCCCCATACGCTCTAAATTCGTATAAGAGACACCATCGCGTTTCTCTTTAGCAACTAGCCCATACTTGGTAGCTACAAACGAAAAGCTATCACAAAACCAATAGTCGTCCATCTGAGCCATCGTGGAGATGGCAAATAAGTCGTTAACCTTACCAACATCGACACCGATCCACACTCTGCGTTTTCGTGTGTTTGGTTTTTCGTCTAGTTTAGCTTGTTGCCAGCTCGATTTATCCATATATGAGCTTTCAGATGATTGTCGCCACATATTGAAGTTCTTTACCAGCACCTCGTTAACCGTGCCAGTCTCAAGAGATACTTTCCTACGTGTTCTTAGATAGTCAATCATGTTATCGTAGAGAGCTTCAACTTCTAGGATAGGGTTTGACTTAATCCAGTTGGCTTCATCTTTGATTTCTTCTTCGTTATCCTGTTCTGCGATAAATGCAAAATAACCATCATCTGTGATTTCATCATTTAAAATCCGTTCAATGTATGGATATTCGATTGTATGCATTGGTACATTCAAATCAAATCCAGCGGTTGAGATAATCAAAATTAATGGATTATCTAACTGCCCTTGACCAGATTCAAGTAGCTCGATCATTTCATTCGTTTTTGATGCTGCGAACTCATCCAATACACCGACATATGGCTCGAATCCATCGACTGCCCCCGTATCACGGGAAAGTGGTCGTATATAGGATTCATCTACCAAGTTGCGCAATTCCTCCCGCACTCGTTTAGTGGCCTTACGGACATCTTCATCTTGCGCCCTTAATGCATCCAATTGTTTTCGCGCCATCTCGAACGCTATCTTTGCCTGCGTTTTATCGTTGGCCGTACAAAACAGTTGTCGTGACATTGCTGGATTCCTACCAAACAGAAATTCATAAAGCAAGATACCAGCCACAAGAATCGTCTTACCATTCTTACGGGCCAGTGAGATCATTGCTTTTCTGAATCGTCTGATAGTCTTGTCTGATTTTCTGCGCCAACCATATAAACTAGCGATAATAAACTTCTGAAACTCTGCTAGTGGATAAGGTTTGCCAGTTTTGACATCTGGGAGGATTTCAATAAAATCAATCGGGTTCTGCGCCATATCGGGGAAGTAGTCGTAGTCGCTGTTTGGAATATTTTCCAAATCTCGCATATGTCGCAAACACGCTTTATAGACTTTCTTGCTGACAATACGTTTTCCATCGACAACATCTTTAGCATATCTATATGCTACGTCTTGATATTTCTTATCTACGATTATTTCAATCCTCCTTTCTGACAAAATACAGACCGTGTAGGAATCGAACCCACGACTACAAGGTTGGAGCTTGTCATGTTACCTCTACACCAACGGCCTAAAATAAAAAGCCATTTCATTAAGAAATAGCTTCATCCTCCAAATTTATCAAATATACTGGTTTTCTTATCTTCCACTTGTGGAACATATAACTTCATTCGGCTATCCACGGTCAGACCAAGCTGAGATGCTGCTCGTGTTAAGTTAGTAGTCGCACGCTCAAGACTGTATAGCATTTTATTCGGCAAGACTTTACCACTGCTAGTCTCGTATACGTACCCTTCCTTCTGCAATCCGCGAGAGATTTCCTTATAGACAGCATACCATGTGCAATATGTTTCTAAAATCGCTCGATCAAGATTTCTTAGGGGTAGTTTTCGCAGATCATTAATCACACGCTTGTATTCTGCTTTAGCAATAGCATCAAAGTGTTTTGGTGGTGTGATTTGTAATGCTTCCAAACCATCAGAAGCCTTGTCTTCAATCTTCTTACGTGCAATCTTCTCTTCTTTCGTCAAATGGCTTTTAGTAGTCGCTACCAGCTTCATTTTTCGTCCCAAATTGACACCTCCTTTACTGAAATGACTTTTTAAAAACGGAATTTTTCGTACAAAAGAGGCCGCGTCCTTTGAAACACGAACTATATAGCCCCGTTAGTAAAATCATGGGGGGTAAATTCCGAACATTAACCCCATTTCTTTTTATCTTTGTTCACCCAACACCCGCAGTCGGGTTTGGTTGGTTGACACGAATGACAATTACAATAGATTGTTCCGATAGAGAATTGCTCTCTTATCATTACATCTTTTGCAACTTGCTTTTAAGTTTGTTCTATCTAATCTTCGATTCCAATCAGCTTTCAATGGAATCACATGATCTGACATTGTTGCTTCGTCTCCACAATATTCACATACATAATCATTCTCAAGTAGAACCAATCGAGATAATGCTTTCCACTCTTTCGAATTATAAAATGCTTTGGCTTCACGATCGTACTTCCATCGCATACGATTGTACTCTCTGTACTCGTCTTGCCTCGATCCATAATCGGATAAGACTCTCTTACCTCTTGACATCGTTAACTTCTGTGGTCTCATGTTATCACCTTTTAAAATAACAAAAGAGATCCACAAGACTATTGCAGATCATTGGTACTAAAATAAGGAGACAAAACAATTATGCTTGTGAACGTTTCTGCTGCCTTACGAATCTCTTTCTACGTACTATATTATCAGGTTGTGTGTATCATTTGTTAAAAGTTGGTTCATCTTTAATAACTAAATGTTCAATCGCTTTTGCTCTTGCTCTTTGAATCGTTGCATGAGAATAGTTTAACTCTCTCTTGGTTTCTTGCCATGAGTAGCCATTAACGTACATTAATCTCAACACGATATTTTCCAATGGGTCATCTAAATCCTCGATGGCATTAATAAGGCGCGTGCGTTCTTCCATGAGCTGGTTAATCTCTGCGCGAATCTTTTCAGCCCCGTCAATGATTTTAATATTTAAATCTTCCGTGGCATTCCCACGCTTACCACCCTTTGGTTCGTCAGAATAGACCTGCCCCTTTAAAATAGCAGACTTGAGGTTTTCGATCTCCTGCCGTTTCGATTTGATTTTGATATCAATATACTTCAATGCAGATAGTCTACTTGCTATGTTCATTCGTTGTCCTCGCGATAGATAAGTAGACACTCGCGATCATTAAATGGAACGCAGTCCACTACACGTTGATTTACTTTATAATCGACTGCCTCGATCTTAATATTAGGATTCTCATCAAAAAAGGTATTCATCTGTTCTGCGATTGAGACATCATTAAATGCTCCTGCGATAAATAGTCTTGCTTTCATTTGTCCCTCCCTTTTAAAATGGAATTTCTTACTTTGGATTTCTTTCCAGAATTCTTCATCTTGTGTCATATTATCCACCTACTCCGTTTCTCTCAGCCGCCTCTTTCAGTTCCTCAGCCCTTTGTCGCTCTCGCATTTGATACTCGCTATTTAGCTTGTTTAAAATAACATCCTGCGCATTATTTTGTTCTGCCAACCGCTGGATGGACAGTTCATGTTCTTGTACTGTCCATTCCAGATCATTGAGTTTATTATTTAAATCATTAATCCGTGAGTTTAAATTAATACACACGATCATAAATACCAGCGATACAGATGCGAGGATCGTATAAAACAGTTTATTCATAACATTCCCTCCACATCTAAAATTTGGTCAATGATATTTTTTAAATCGTGTATATCATTAAAAGGTTTCACTGCATCGTACAGATTAATAAAGTATGAATCAGTTACAAATAAATCATCCTTGCCAAGTACAGCGATCTCTAGCTTGCCGTTTATTTGAGCAATGGATAGAGTTCTGTTGACCCGTATTGGTATATGTACATTATCTAAACTCATCATTTCTCCTTTCTGTTTTTAAAAGCAATCACACTGGCCCAGATCAAGCCAAACAGCCAGATTAGTGTGAGTAGTATGTAGATAAAGTTTTGAAAGTCCATCCCACTACCACAATACACCTTTCAATTTATTGAATTCTTCCTTTGAGATATCTGATTTAAGAGTTATCTCAAAATTTCTAAAGCTAATTCCACCAGTTGACAATTTACTTGCACTAATACTTCCAGAATTAATGTTTTTAGCATCTGGAATATATTCTTCAATAATGTTTCCCATTCCAATGAATGTCTTACCGCCATCTGTACTGAATTTCAGTCCTATCGGACGGCTGTTATACATTTTACGGTACTTTCTAATCAGTCGTTTTCTTGCTTTATTTAATGACATTTTCTTACCTCGTTTGTAATTCTATTGCGTTCAACTCGCAATTTTAAAATAGTGTCATCTTGTCTAAAGAATACAGCAGTCGTTGTCTTTTCCCACTGACTCTTAATATATGGGTATCTGTTTGGTCGTGTCATGTTTACTCCTCATTCATTTCTTTAAGGGTATCCCACATACCTTTATGTAGGTTTGTGATATTCTTCATGTACTGCTTTCTTGCTGGAATACTCTTAAAATCCCACCATTCAGCACCATCATACTCATAACGCTCAATCCACCAGTCTTCACCAACTAGCACAAGGTCTTTTGGTACATGTTGAGCACCATAGCCAGAATCATAATTTGTATCCCTTGCCACTGTTTCAAAGTTTTTTCTTGTGATCTCAAAATCATCACCTTGGATATACAAAACATCATCCAGTGTTTTACCATATTTTTCTAAAAATTCTACTGTTTCATCTAATAAATTTGTACTCATTCTGTTACCTCAAAATTAATTTTCATTTACCTTTTTACCGTCAATTAAATCACAGTCCTCCCAAATATTCCCAATGACTTCGACTTTGAAGAGGTATGGACTGAATAAATCGTAAAGAGGGGTTTCAGGGACTTCATACTTCAAATTTACTTCCTTGGAAATAAACATAGCCTTATCGTGATCGTATTTAACAACTTCAAACCAACTCGAATCA